AAGATTAAAGAAAGCGCAAGACCGTGTGAGAATGATGAGGAATTGGTTGATGTTGCTACTATTGCGGCCAACAACGACTCAGAATTAGGACGATTGATTGCAGAAGTAATGAGTAAGATTGGTTCTGAGGGCGCTATTGCTTTGAAGAATGGTAGTAGTTATGAGACTTACTACGAGATAACAGACGGGTTAGATTTACAGACAGGAGCAATAAGCCCCTACTTCCCCGACTCAATTAACAACGCGAGTGTCCTAATTACAACGGATAAAATAAATTCATTTGAAAGCCTAATTCCTGTGATGGAAGAGTGCCTTAAATTGAACAAAGGTTTGGTTATTTTCTGTGGAGATTACAACCCCGCAGTCCTTCCTAACCTACTGATAAATGTTGTTCAAGGTAAGATAAATGCTACTATGGTTAAACTAGCAGGTATGGGAGATACACAAAAGGCGTGGGCTGAGGATATACAAGCAATTACGGGTGGTGAAATACTCGACAAGAGTGTAGGTAAGACTCTCAAGAACATAGATTTTGAGGATTTTCCTTTGGGTCACTTAGATACAGTAGTGTGTAAGAAAGACTCCTGTGTGATAGAAAACTCGGTCAATGCCGTAGAGTCTCATACACAAAACTTGCAACAACAGATGAAGGAAGCAGACAACGATTGGGATAAGCAGACATACGCTAGAAGAATAGCCCGTCTTGAGAATGGTGTCGCTTCCATTATGGTAGGCGCTAACAGCGAAGTAGAAATGATGGAGAAGAAGGAGAGAATTGATGACGCGGTTAATGCCGTAAGGTCGGCCCAACGCAATGGGATTATTGCGGGCGGTGGTGTTCTCCCTAATTATTACGGGCAAAGTAGTGAGAGCCTTTTGATTAGCAAGGCCTTTTCTATGCCCATGAGACTAATTTGTGAGAATGCGGGCTACGATGCCTATTCCCACGATAAGGATATAGGATTCAATGCGGCGACAGGAGAGTGGGTCAATATGATAGAGCAGGGTATTACAGACCCCGTTGATGTGGTAGTTAATTCCATACGAAGCGCAGTCTCCATTGCGACCCTAGTATTACTAAGTGATGCTATGGTTGCGTTGCCGCGTGATTAGGTTTATATGCGGATAGGTGGTGATTGAATTATGACTTGGGGAGCAGGACAGACGACTAGCGTAAAGAAGACAGCAGTAGAGCAAGCACCGACTACACTCTACGATAGAGATTACTACCGTAATTTATTGGATGGGTCAAAGCAGACCCCACAGAAGTATAGGATGGCTCTTGTAGCGCATGAGAATGCTTGTAAGACAGGCCTTGCCCTTTCACTCTTGGATAAGGAGATTAAGGAAGGAAAGAAGGTAGCGATTTTGGATATTGATAATTCGGCAGGCTCTACTGTCGAGTATGTGTATCCTGATAATGATAACATTCGTATTATTCCTCTACTAGATGAGTCCGATGATTCCATTTACCACGATGATAATTCAATAGACCACATGGCTCTTGTGAATAAGACCAAGTGGTTCATTAACTTGTTAGCAGAAGATATTGAGGCTGACCCTGATGCGTGGGGTGGTATTGTTTTCGATGGTGGCTCAACATTCCTTAAGTGGTGTGAATTTGCTATGCGACAGTCTCTACTTGCTAAGGGTATTATTGAGAATGAAGATGATTCATTCAACCAAAAGGAGTGGCGAGAGCGCAACCGTCTGAACCGAGATGTTCTCGACAGACTACACGCTCTACCTGTCTCTAAGATTTTCAACACCTTCCACTTGAAGGCCGTTCAACAGTATATGGATGACGGCACAGGCAAGAAGGTTCTAATGACTGTCGGGGAGAGACCCGATTGGGAGAAAGGCACTATGCGCCGATTCTCTCAGCAGATATTCCTAAGTAGATACATGAAGAAAGCAGACATGGCCGCAGGAGTCAAGGGAGACAAAAGCCTCAATGAAGGGGAGTGGTGCGTCAAGGCTACTATTGAAGAGATGAAAGGAAGCAACATGGAATATGTTGGTTCTACTCACACGGTTCTGTCTGTAAAGAATGGTAAGGTTGATTGGTTCGGCCTTCCTTTCCTTCAAGAGAAGAAGGTGAGTAAGGATGAAGATAAGCAATGAAAGCCTTTGCCTCTTACTAAATAAGGTCAAAAGAACGCAGACCGTTGGCGGCAAAGCACAAGACCAAGTGCTGTCTTGCATTGTTAAGTGTGCAGACGGTAAGGCTACCGTGACTTCGTTAGTGAAAGACGGTCTTACTTCTGTTAGTAGGTTCTCCACATACACGGATAACAAAAACGATGAAGGCACTTTCCATATTACCGACATTGATACGATGTTAGGTGCGTTAAAATACCACGCCAACATTGTGTCCTTAACTCAAGACGGAGATAAATTACGCATAAAGTCGTCTAACAAACAGACTACGCTTGGTGCGTCTGCTAACGCTTTAGCCTACCCACACAACCCCAAGACTCTTAGCGAATGGAGTCAGGCTTCTGAGGACATTGCTTCTCGTTTGGTTCGTGATGGTGCGGGTATTTGGACTTACAAAGGTGAGAATGAAAAGATACAGTCGGCGTTTGTATTCAAAGTAGATGCAGTCACACTTTACGAAGCGGTTAGGTGTGATTCCATGAACGGACAGAAAATTAACCGTTATGTTTTCACGGCTACTGATGGTGGTTTAGCAGTAGAGACAGGGAAGATGCTCAAGGGCAAAACCAAGTCTCTCGTGTTAGACAGTAGTGCGGGTAATTACATTTCCAATGCACAACCTACACATTTCTTTGAGGCCACATTTGAGGGGGGGTTAGAGCACCTTCTCTCGCATTATAACCGTGAAATAAATTTGAATTTACTAGACTTTTCCAAACACGGACAGGGATGGAAACTTCTATTCGATTTTGGAGATGGGGATTTTGTTTTCCAAGCAAGCATACAATAGGTGAGATAAGTGAATGAAGATTTGATAGCAGATGTAATTACAACATTGAGAATGATGATAGAGCATGGTGTAGAAGGTGGCGCAACAGCCACCAACGCACAATACAGCGTTAATTTAACGCTTGTAGATAAGACCAAGCCTAAGCATTACCGAGACCCCCTGTGGTTAGAGGATGAATACTTGGGTAAGGGTAGGACTATGCAAGACATAGCAACCGAATTTGGTGTGACCCCTGCCGCTATTAACCAATGGCTAGTTAAGCACGAGATTCCTACTAGAGCGAGAGGTCAGAAAGGTGGTATTGATGGGTAGAAGGTCAAGACGCATAGGTAAAATGCGCGGGAGCACTTCTTGGTGGCCCGCCGTTAGGAAGCACCTAATTGATAATGACGAGAGGTGGATGAGCGCTAAGGAAATTATAGACGAGACTAGGCTACTCAAATACCCACACAGACCACTATTACAGTCAAGGCATTGCCCAATGCCCGATAAACTGAGCCATTATCTAGGTAGCGCAAAGAAAAGCGTGGTGGTAAGAAGGCAAGAGAAGCGTCCGTCATTTATGGGAACAACAAGCAAAATTTATGTGTATAGGTGGTGCGGCGACTATGATAGTGACGAAGAGTAGAGGCAGACAAGTCATTGTAAGACACCGAGATTCAGACGGCGAAAGAATAGAGACTAAGATAGATAATTACAGACCCTACTTTTTCGTCAAAGATTCGGATGCCGCAGGGATACAATGTTTAGCCAAAGAGCGTGGCTACGAAGGGGTGTATGGCGAGTCTCTAACAAAAATAGCAGTCGCCGTTCCGCAACAGATTTACGATTTCAAAAAGGATTACCCTAACATACAGACATGGGAAGCGAACATTCCTTTCGTTAATAGAGTCCTCACAGACCGCATTAAGGATGGGCATACGCCCTTCAAGCAATACGAGCACAGGACTTGGTATTTAGATTGCGAGTGGAGTCCAACAACCAATAAGTTAAGGGTTATAGTAGTGTATGACTCTTTCACTAAGTCTGAGTATGTTTGGTTTGTTAATTCCGCTCTTGAAGAGACCACTCAGTATTACGAATTCGGAGATTACGAATACGAGATACCTGCAATGGGCTTCCCTTCTGATAGGGAGATGCTTACACACTTTCTACGCCACATGGATA